GGAATATTTGTGCACGTTTAGAATTAACATGCTCGTTATCAACAGACTCAGTAATAAACACTGTAGCATCAACCACGACAGGAAAATAAGCATCAGGTAAAAGAGCTACTGTAGTTGTTCCATTATACGTTGGAGGTGTTTGTGCATATTCTCCTATAAGAACTTGGTTAGTAGGAGCTTTTGGATATATAAAAAATTTATTAGCATTCCTTACATGACGCATAAAATTAACAGCAGGGCCTGCTGTATCATTCATCCAAGAAGGGTAAGCTTGATTTAATGACTCTCTATTTGTTTCTGTAATACCGCTTCCACCTTTGACATTGTATATATCAATTAAACGAATAGAATCAGAAGGCATAGATTGTACTACAGTATCTGCAGTATTAGTAATGTCGCCAATAAAAGCAAAAAGATCAGGACGTAACACAGCAATACGTTTAAGTGCTTGGTTAGCAAATCCTATAAGTACAGTATCACTATACCTTTGAGGGGTATTAGTATCCTGTACTATTCTTCTTACTTCTGTGACAACATCGTTTAGTATCATTTTTTCTTAACCCATGCTTCGTTTTGAGGCGTAGTAGGATCGTCTTTTACATAATGACCTTTATCATTCCTAGCTCGCTCTAAACCTCTTGTTGCTTCTTCAGCTAATTCTTCTGGAGTATCATCACCTACTTCAGGGACTTCAGTTTCCAAATTTACCTTAGCTTTACGGTTTTTCTTTTTCTTATCTAAAAATTTTTCTGGAAACGCCTGTTCCTCAGTAACTTCTTCTGTCGCTGGATTTTCAGCAAGAATTTCATCCCACTCATAAATCTCACCATCATTTTTATTTCTAAGCCATCTAATCATTATATCCTCCTATACTCGTTTTACTTTTTTAGAACTTTTCTTTGCAGCAGTACGAGAACGTTTTTCAGAAGCTGAAAGTTCCGACGAGGTTTTGGGTGTATCTTTTGATACTCGTTTAGACGGGCGACAATAAGGGTAATCACGTTTTTCTCCTTGTTGTCTGCCGCAAGGCTTGCCTGTTTTTACATCTACCCATTTTTCTTTAAACCAACGTTTTAACTTTGCTCCTTCTTCAGTTTTTCTTACTGCCATTTGTTAACCTCTTTTACCACTTTTTGAGGAACTTGTATTCTTCTTTTTAGAATTTCCCCAATTAGCTGCTCCAACTTTTCTACATTTTGCCAAAGCTCCTGAAGCATAAGCCGAAGGCCAAACTGAATAACGTGCTTTAACTTTATAGTAACACGCGTCTTTTTTTGATTTTGCTTTAGGTGCTGCCATAATAAATTACCACTTCTTACACGACCAATAACGAGCCGTCATTTTAGATGGAGGTCTGCTATCACAACCATGTCTAGCCCTAAAACTTTTACGTCTACCCGGCTGATCTTTTTTAATTGTCATATTAGCATCTCCAAATCGAATTACTTTTTCTTTACCATTCTGACATGCTTTAACAACAAACTTCTTACCGCCAGATACCTGACGCTTTGGTTTGTTACAAGCCATCTTAGATTTATCAATTTTTGCCATACAACACTCCTATAGAGAGGGGGGCCTAAGCCCCCCAATCAATATTATGAACAGTCTACCATTACAGCTGTAAGTTTCATAACTGCTGTGTCTGCGGCGTTAACAGTAGTAACGTCGATTGTATCAGCAGCTGTGTAATACTTACCAGCTTCAAAGGCGTCAGTTCCAGCGACAGTAAGGTAAGCTGCTGTAGCATTACCATTAACTCCATCCAGATAACCATCTGGATTATCGCCGTCACCAACATCGATTGTTAGTGTTCCGCCCTCAGCAGTAGTAACTTCTAGAGCCACGTTAGTGACCAAAGTTTTTGCTGGGATTCGGATAACTTCAAGAACATCAGCTGCTCCCAAAGCAGTCAGACCGGCTGCTGCTCTGTCAGTAGTGATAGTAGCGAAGTTTAGCTCTACAGTTACAGAAGATACTTTATTGATGCCTGCAGCAACGTGCGCGGCAGCTGTACCCATATTGTAACCTTTTCCATCATTATATGTAGCCATATTTCACCCTCCTTAAAGCGTTACGATGGCGGTTGCCAAGGCTTCTGGCTTAGTAACTTTATAGCCATAAACTTGTAAACCACGGATTATATTGCCAAAGGTAGTCTCTGATCTAATAGTCTCCATGTTTGTCATCTGAGATGCAAACGTAAAGCCCATTTTATGACCACCGATTACGCTGAACTCACCACCCGCAGTTTTCTTTAGGTTGTGAGAAACGAAAACAGTGAAACGATCAATCATACCAAGACGGCCATTTCTCAAAGGAGAAGAACCATCACCAGTAATTGATGCGTCTTTCAGATCAGATTGCTTGATTAGACCAGCCATCTTCGCAGGAATGATTACAAATCTATCCTGTTCAGGTGAGTTAGCCTCATCAAGTACCGTTCCCATGTTGATTAGTAAGTCAATAACATTAGACTTAGTAAGCGCTTCTGGAGTTCCGGCTACACCTAAATCGATGTTACCAGAGATTGCTCCCGCTGTTTGTCCTTTGTTACTAGCACTAACATCAGTCAACATGTCAGTTAGAACCCTTTGATCGATCTTAATCTTCATTCGCTCTGAAGCGTCTTTAGACCATTGATCCATCAATGCGATGTCAGACTGAACTTGGTCAACGTCGTCTTCAACACAAGCAAAGTATTCACCTTTGTCGATGACTAGTTGTAGTTTAGCCTTATCAGGGTTTTCGACTGCAAGGGTTTGTCCCTTGACATACGTTTTGATGGTGATTTCTGGTGTAGTACGGATATTAACCGTATCACCCATCTGTCGGATTTCACCTTCGTAATCCGTGTTTGAGATCGCTGACAACACCGTAGCGTCGTAGAAATTCTCAATCAGCTTCCCACTCCAGATTTCTGGAATGAAATTGCCGCTATAGTCCGGGCGGCCCGGAGATACTGCAAATTTAGCCATTATGACCTCCTTTTAATTAAGCAGTTACGATTCGACCTTCTCTCTGTGCAGAGAAAATGTCCCTTTCCATTCGACCACGTTCTTCATCACGACCTTTAAATAATCCCTTACGAACATCTTCAAAAAACTTTTGGATGTCTGCAGGAGAATAATTCTTAGATTCTTGAGACGCAGGTTTACCAGAACGTCCTCGTCCCGGTGCAACTTGTTTCTCAAGCTGTGAATTAGTATTTGATCGATTCTCACGAGCAGTTTCGGGTACTCCAAATTCCTTTTCCCAAGCCGCAAAGAAACTCGCCACACGTTTTGTATCTAGATTCTTCTGTGCGTCCTCTAAATATGTTTGACGTGAAATACCTGTTAGTGGATCGATAGATAACAACCAAGACTGAAAGTCTGCATTGTTATTAATATCTTGCCAATTAGATACTTCATTGGTAAGTCCAGCCCAAAACGCTTGTTCACTGCTAGCTTGTTGTTGTGCTTGTACTTGTTGTACTTGAGGCACAAATCCTTGTAGCTGTTGAATTGTTTTCTCCAACTGTGCAATCCGCCCATTTGCGGCATTAACTTCTTCACGAGCTGCTCGTCTCATAACATCAATCGAATCACCATACTCTTTCATATCAGCATCTGTGATCAAAGGATCTGTAGATACTGGTTCTTCAGGTTTGGCTGATTGTTGCATAGTTCCTAGCAACTGTTCCAGTTGTGAAACACGGGAGCTAACTTCTCTGTTCTTTGCGTTTAGGCGCGGAACATCGGCGTTATACATCCCTTGTAGCGTCTTGTACTTTTGTTCCCAAGACTCTTTTGGTTGAGCGTCTGACTCCACTTGCTCTTGTGGCTCAGACTTCGGTGCCTGATCTTCTACACTGTCGGAAGGTTGTTCTATAGGCTGCTCAACAGGTACTTCAGTAGCCTCGGTTTTTTCAACCTGTGCTGTTTCTGTTTCGCCATTTAACTCTTTATACAACTCTTGTACTTCCTCAGACTGTTTCTGAACTTGCTTTGGTATTCCCATAATCGCTCCTATCGGTGTGCGTAATTAAAAGCAGCTGTCCTTGTCATGACTTTGCCGCCGTTTCAGGGGACTCTTTTACGAGCTTACTTAGCTCTATCAAAATCTGACACCGCCCCTGTGCAAGTGCCGTATTCTGTGTAGCGTTTGGTAGCCGCGATAACTCCTCTGTACTCCATCCTTCAAGCCACTCTAAGACTTCCGGGTATTGACGTACAGTGTTAGCTAACGCTTTGATAACTTCTGGACTAGGCCGTTTCATCTTGACCTCCCAGCGCCACCGTTACCAACTGTGTTTGCTTCCATTCCACCTTTGGGAGAACCATCAGGTTGAGCAGCTTGTGCTTGCATTTCTGCTTGCTGCTGAGCTTTCATCATCTCAGCATTTATCTTCTCATCATGACTGGCTTTTTCCCGAGATGGAACAATATCATCCACAGGCATTTGCAACCCTTTGGCAATCTCGCGAAGAATCGCGGCACGGCCTTCCTTACCAACAATCTGCATATCCATTTCGTTGGCTGTTGCATTAAGAAATTCTATTCGACGCATGTTGACAGTTTCTTTAACAGCTAAGTTAACTGCTCCTCTAGGCATAATATCAACATCGCCTTTAATACTTTCATCTTCATCATATCGCATGTTATAAACAAACTGCCGATGAACAACTGGTTTAATTACATCATTATCAATGTGCATTACTACTTGACGTATCCCCTTACCAGCTGACCCCATTAACATTGATAACCCCGATGCTGTACGTCCTGCCCCTGACACATTCAAGTCACCATAAACATAAGAGGGGATGCCTGAATGGTCGTCAGCTAATTTACTAAACTTATCATATACAGCCATTAACGTATTAGCGTTATCGTCTGGTTGTGTAAATCGGACTGCAGGAGAACTAGAACCAAACGGATCATTAGTTACTTGCCATATCTTCCAAGGATGTAATTGAGTAATATCTTCATTAGGTGGAATACGTTCAAGGTTTACTTCAACTTGAGGGCCTGATGAAATACCCATATTATTAATTAGTGCACGAGCTGATGCGTTACATACACCTTGTATGTCTTCAATAATTTCGGGAATCCCCTTACCCCAAAACGCCCCCGGAGACTTAATAAAGGAAGTTTTGGCGTAAGGTTTTTCACCAAGGGGATCATAGTTAAGAACTGCTTTGATAACATAGTTACCTACAATCCAAACATTAGCATCATACTCACGAGCTTGATCTTCAATTTCTTCTTCGTCCATTCCCCATTCGACAAGCATCTTACCACTGACTTTACCCCAGAACTCTAGAGCGTCATAAATGTCGGTAGGTCTAGACTCGGTATGGAACTTACGTTCTTCTTCGTCTTTCATTAGCTCAACATCTTCGTTGATCCATGATTGACCATTACCTAATTCTAAAACTTTTCTAATTGCATCTTCATCGTAACCGGGAACTCCAATCATATCTGCAAGTTCAGTACGACTTAGTGGATGATGTTCAAATAAATATCCATCCCGTATATTAGTAATACCGGGTTCTGGATATATTTTAAATGGATCGACTCTTTCAAATTCTGGAGCAATAACTTCACCAGCTTCTACAGTAGTTCTACCCATTTCATCTTTTGTATAAACTAACTTACGTTGCCTACGAACAACAGGGCCTTTCAAAAAAGCACATGGATAAGTAACCATGTCTGTAATAAAATCGTTAAATGATTCTCCCCAACCACCTTGTGCAAATTGATCTGAAATTTTTACTTTCATTTTTCTTGCACGGTTATCTGCATCTTGCAAAAGTTTAAATCTATAATCTTGTGTTAACATCTCTTTCATTTCAGCAATGTCATCAGGTGTTGGTGCTTTCTGCTGTTGCTCGATCATCTTCACAACTTCTGCTGCAAATACATTCTGTAGTTCTGCAGTTTGGTCAGGAGATAAATCTGGAATAGGCGTTGGTTGCAAATCCCAAGGGGGAGTTCCTTGGTCAAGAAGAATGTCACGCAACCAACTTTCAGCAGCACGACACTTAACTTCTGTTATCATCATATAGATATCAGAACCGCCTTGCTGATGAATCTGTTGTAGTTTATCTGCTTCATACTCACCATTACGTTGACGTAAAGCTTTGAGCATAACTGTTTCAAGTGGTTTCTTAGAACGCTTAGCTGCGTCCCAACATGTTCGTAGATGAGATGTAATACCAAGTACAACGCTATCCGCCTGACGATCAGCGAGCGCTTTGTCTCGTAACTCTTTCTCTTGCTTAACAAGAGTCGCATTATCGATTACTTGTAGCATTACCGTATTATACCTCTAATATTTTTTCTCTTTATCTTTATTCTTTTTTTCCATAACTTCAAGATCCTTCATTTTAACTTTATCATCAGGATCATTTTTGTCAGTGTAAACTACACCGCCGTCTTTGTATTCCCTAACTGGTAACTCAATTTTCATGTAAGGTTTACCTTGACCACAACTTCCTTTCATAATAACCTCCTAAACCTTCTTTGCTAATTTTGGGTCTATCTTCTTTTGTACAGACTCTGGCAACTTAGCAAAACCTTTATGTTCTGTCGGTACTAGACCACCATCTTTATATTTTGGTACTGTTCCACCACCGGTTCTTTTTGCTGCTTCTTTTCTAGGGTCAAAACCTTTTGACAGAAAAAACTGCATAAGGCTCATACTGTCAGAAGCTGGCCCATCAAAATATTGTTCTCGCAGTTTCATCTCTCTATCAGTCATAAACAACCTCCAATAAGTATATATTACATCATAGTATACACACAAGTTTGTGTTTGTCTAACATAAAAGTAACCCCCGCTAGGGGCAAACCAGCAGGGGCTACAAGGAGTAACATGAATGAAACATCAAGTGACAGGCGAATTATATCAAGTCCAACCCGTTGCCGCAACCCTTTTGACTGGTCTTTTCTGTAAAGTATATGCTGCATCACTCGCGTGATTAATATGCAGCATAAGATATTGTAGCGCTTCTGCAACATGTGAATGTTTATTTTTTTCTATGTTGCCATTCTTTTTGTGGAATCTGTATCCTCCCATCATTGCTGCTTTAAGTTGTGTACATTTTGGATCAAGTAGAAAAGCTGCATCGCCGTCTACCTGACGCATTAAATAATCATCAACTGAAGACAAACGTGCTGACACGCTATTTGTTTTAGCTGGCATAACACGCAAACCTTCTGCTTTAATAATATCTACTGCTGATCGTTCATCAGTTTGAGCACGTTGTATACCTGCTGGATCACAGATAATCATAACAGGTGCTCCACTAAAGCGTTCAAAGATTAATGGTTTGAGTATGGTGCGGACGAAACGCTGTATGCCCATATCGAAACTTACTGCCTCATCAAGAATCAACGTCCGTCCGCGAGGATCTTGTTGCCCTATTACTGCCGCTGGTGTCAAGCCTAAATCCATACCAATTACGATTGGACGTACACCATTTATAATCGGACGTAGAGTTTGCCCCGCAATATGATAGTCTGGTCTAAAATATTTATACACAGGTTGTCCCGCAGAACTTAACCCGTATTCCCCATCTACATAAACTCGAATGTATTCATCTGATCTACCTTGAGTATCATAATAACCTTCAGGTAAATTTTCTATGTTTTCTGCGTGTGGACTACGACCTGATGGCTGCTTAAATACTTGCCACCCGTTATCATTAGGACTAACTCCATCTTTAGAATCAAGCCCTTCCATTTGATAGTACCACCAAGTATCCATAGTCGGGGGGTTAGTGTCACCCCACATACCAAACCATGATGGCCCACCATCTTTAGCAGATGGGAAACGACCAATACGTTTTGACATCGCGTCCATAATATCTGGGTGTATATCTCTGCACTCA